TGTAGCTATCGGCAATCTCTTTGCCCAGCTCTTTGTCAACTTCCTGCTATCGAAGCTCGACTGGAAGATAAACTACTACTGCAAGCATCATGTGAGATATGTAGATGATATGGTGCTGGTAGCAAGAAGGAAAGAGGCGCTCCTTCGCTTGATGCCGATGATAAGGGAGACGCTTGCATCTTTAGGCTTGCGACTGAATGAGAAGAAATTCTATTTCCAGCATTATTCCAAGGGAGTGAGGTTCGTCGGAGCTATCATTAAGCGGGATAGAGTATATTCGGTTAACAATACCGTCAATAACTATAGGAAGTCGGTGCGCAATCTAAATGATGCGGCGAAGGCCGGAAATATTGAAGCTATCAACAAAGCCATTCAGTCGGTTAATTCATACCTGGGAATCTTCAGCCATTATAACGAATATGGTATGAAGAGGAAAATCA